CCACTAGTATAAATATTACCACCAGTGAATTCCCATCTATTTGATGATGTATTCCATACAAAAGATTTTGTATCACTACCAGTATAAACTTCCATACCTCCGGTATTAAGACCACTAGCATTGACTCTAATAATATTATCACCAATTTCTACAGTAGTACTGTTAACTGTTGTAGTAGTACCTTGTACTACTAAATTTCCACCAACAGTAATGTTTCCAGTAGTAGTAATAGAATTAATAGAAGTAATATTCTTGTTAGAATCAAGCACCAAAGCCCTTCCTGCACTAGCAGTTCCGGCAGATACTCCAGATAAATATGCTAACTCATTAAGAGATACAATAGCTGAAGCGTCTGAAATATTACTCCAACTATGAGTATGTCCTACCAAAGACACACCAGTTGTGTCGATATACATCTTATCATAAACACTATCATAAGTAAGAAGTATGCCCGTTCTACCAACAACCTCTGTTGTGGCGATATTACCCAGGTCCGTAATTAGAGAGCTAGGAATCCCGGTAATCGCAATGGTATGGCTGCCAGCGTTATTTACTACTCCAATACCACTAGTACCAGTTAAACTCTTTACTCCTATAAGTCCACTTACTACACTATTAAAGTTTGTGATATTAGCTGCTAGATGAGTATGTCCGCTAACACTAACAGGGACATTACCAACCTGTAAAGAGCTAAAATTACCAGTACCATTAGGAATTGTTATAGAACCGGTGAATGTCGGACTGCTGAGAGGAGCGTAAATACCATTTACTAAACCACTAACAGCACTATTAAAGTCTGTAACATCGGTAGACTGGATAGAAGGATCACTTAAACTAACTGTAACAACTTTAGATGTATTATTATAACTAACTGCTACTCCACTAACACCACTAATAGTAGATCCAACAACATCTTTTACAGCATTGGTGTCTAGGCCCTCTGAGGATATTACAAATCCTTTGTCTCCGGTTGGAGTAACAGATATATTGGTTCCAGCAACTAGACTTTTAACTGGTAATAGTCCACTCACACTACTATTAAAATCTGTCACCTGAGAAGAGCCAATACCCGTAACAGCTATTCTTACAGGGATACCGGAGTTTGATGTGAAACTAACCCCAATACCACTAACTCCAGTCAGATCATTAGACGATGGTAATATTGAGGAATATGCTAAACTATTCCATGAGGTTAGACCATCACCTATCTTGTATCTTTTTGTGTCTGTTTCAAAACCCCATTCACCAGCACTAAGAGTTGAATTGGCAACTCTCCATTCGCTTGCTGTGCCTCTACGAACTTGAATTAATGTTTGAACAGACATTTGTCATCTCCTAATAATTATTATGGTGAACCACAATCAATACTATATTGGTCTATAAAGTTACTTAAATAAGAATCTAAACCTAAAATATCACTAGCATATACAACAGTACCAGCATATCCAACAGTAATATCTACACTTTTATCTGAAGAAGTCTCAATAGTCAAATTATTAAAAGTATTAGCTATAGCAGTTTCTATTTCGAGAGTATGCTTAGTATCAAAAATTTCTAATGTAAAATTGCTCATGTGTTATCACATTCCAAAAGATCTGTAGATTGACTAAATCTCTTGCCGATAGTTGCTGTTCCAAAAAGTAAACGACTAATATATTTGCCTCCACCAGTATACAAATCGTCATCGCTTTGTAATTCTAGGTCATACTTAGCCGTATTAAAAGCAAAAGAATTGGTTGTACTAGCTGGTATAAGCAGAGTCAGTTTACCTAGCTCTGGTTCTATCGTAAATTTATATACGGTATAATCTAAATTATCTGTAGTAAAAGCCTGTGTAATATTAGTGTTGGTTTTCCAGGTTAGTCTAGCACACCAATTACTTAAATTAATAATGTTGCCATTCTCATCTTTATAGACTAATGTTAATCTAAAAGACGAACCTTGTTCGATAATAAAATCGTATTTACTAGCTGCCATAATCTGCCCTAAATAGATTTTTATGTAAGATATTCATAGTTTAATACACCTTGGAACTATAACTATGCTGAAAAGCATATGTATAAAAAAAAAGACAGGCCAGCGAATACTGGCCCATCTTCTTTTGATTAATTATTGACGATCACTAAATTATAGTGCGCCAACGAGAACTCTGCGGTTGTCAAGAACAGCAAAGCCTAGTTCGGCCCAGCCGTAGAAACCAGCTCTCTTCTGACGATGTAGTGTATCGTCTTCAAAGATCTGAACTTCTTGACGAACTGGCATAATGAAGCTGTCTCTCTTGCGAAGATCAAGACCAACAACAACTTCGGTCTTACTTCCTGGAAGACTTGCTCCAAGCGTGTTGGAATAGAACAACTGATACTGTTGTCCAACACCTAGTTCATCTAGGTCATGAAGATTGACACCGAATACTCTGTTGAGACTGCCATCGGCAGCTGTGTAGATTTCTCTACGAGTAACTTCGTCAACCTGATCAAGACCCCAGTTACGAATATCTTCCATAGCTTCTGGAGAAACATAAAGATCTGTTAGGAGACCTCTATTGGCACTGGTACTGTTACCACCACCATTTCGACGCATAACAGTCTTCATGAGACTCACTAGTCTCTTTGTGAACTGACTTGAGCTTGCATCACTATCATATACTACGATGTTGCGATCAACACCAGCAGCCAAGATAGTGTGCCAGCCGTCGTCATTCATCTTCTTAACGAAAGAAGCTTCTAGAACTTCCATAGCACGACCAACAACGTCCCAACGAGCATCGCGGGCATACTTTAGGAGATAGTCGATGGATGCACCAACATCATATGTTGGGACCATGACGTAATCGCCTTCAACATGGCGCTCTGGAATATATCCATGGTTGGGGATTGTATAGGCAACAAAGTCTTTTTCTGTGCCAGGAGCTAGAAAATCAAGAGGAAACTCTGGAGTAGCACTTTGAGCTAATTGAATTGGCTCGAAAATACCGTCTAGGATATCTCCACTTAAAACTCCTCTGCGAAGAGGTAGTTCAAGAGCTTTTGCAAATTCAGCATTAGCAGCAAGAGCGACCTCTCTATTTGGCGAACCAGAACGAACAAGAAGATCTGTTAACTCTGGTGTTGGTTGAAATCTTTCGGTTTTGGCTGACATGTGTTTATCTCCCTGTTATTGAAAAATGATTAAAGGTTAACTGATACTTTGACGTAGCCGTCGGTATCTTTGGCGCTAAGGAATTGACCAATCTTAACAGCATTCGTACTACTTGTTCCAATCAAGCCACTAGCACCAACATAAGCATCAGCACCAGCAGAAGGAGTGATAGCAGCAACTAACATATTTGTTGTAACCTGACCAACACGAAGCACGGTGACCTTGCCACCAACTTGTGTCTCGTCTTTGTGCCAGTTGATGTGCTGTCTGGTTAGATCAAGGTTAACAACATCATTCAATAGTAGGCCAACTGGCTTGGCGCCAGAAGCAACCGCAGCATAAGCAACAACAGCATTAGCGTCGTCCATTGAAACGCCAACACCACTGGTGGCTGTTACAACACTGACAACACCACCACGCTCGGCTGTTGTGTTCATGAAAAAGGAAACATCAGTTAAAAGTTCAACACGATCTGGTTTTAGAGCCATTGTAAAATCTCCATTAAAAGTGAGTTATTTGTTATTCTTTTTGCCTAGTTTGCTACATACGAATTCGACCAAAGCAGCTCTTGTTGAATCCACTTGGGATTCTGTTTCGCCGCCGACGCTCAAATTAACAGACTCATCTTCTTCAGCCTGCTCCAAAACCTGGGAATCGGCATTATCAGACGAGGCTTTGGGCTTATCTTTCTTCTCTTTGTCGTCTTCCTTATCCTTCTTGTTTAACCAAGGAGGTAATTTGCCAGCAAAGAGTGATGTCATAGCCTCAAAAGAAACATCATCAAGAGACTCAAATTTATCTACTGTAGCAGAGGCTGCTTCGTTATCAAAGCCAACCTCAACAAGAGAAGCCATACGTTTCATTTTCTTTTCTTTCTTGGCCATCTCTTCTTCTTTCATTTTATAGCCAGCAATGACTTCATTGGCGGCATCAAGCTCAGACTTGACTTTTGTCATTTCTTCGTCTTTAGCTTTCTTTTCTTCGTCCATTTTCTTAGCAGCTTCAGCCAACATTTCTGTTTGAAGCTTCTCGATTTCTTGTGCTAGTAATTGTGCAGCCTGCTCTTTGATCTGAGCAATTTCACTGTCTTTGGCAGCAACAACTTCTGCAAGCTCTGCTTGTAGTTTTTCGTTTGCTGTTTTAAGTTCAGTTACTTGCGCAACGACTTCTGTTGTAGTTTCTGTATTTGCCATTACAACCCCTTCTTTAGCTGCACTCATAGTTAAAATCTCCGAATTAGTATTGGATTGAAAATTTAATACACCTGAATTGACAATTTCTTCATTTTTTTCTTCAAAATTATCAATTATTGTTTCTGGTTCTGGTTCTGATTTAATAATCATATTCTTAGAAAAGATTATACTATCTTGATTAGCTGGTTTGTCAACATAACCCTTACCAGTAAAGGTAATATTTCTTAGAACTCTACCTATTTTATAGTCTTCATGTTCACCAAGACCACCATATGCTCGCAGGTACTTTGTTAGGTATGCTGTTTCATTATTTCTGCTAAGAATTTTGTATTCTCCGCTAGCTTTATTTAAAACACCATAATCAAATCCCTTAAAGAAACATTCCATACTAACGTACTTTGATCCACTTTCGATTTCTGCAATCAGCTTTTCTGATCTTTCTCTGAGTTCTGGAGTAGTAAAGCCCTTATAAATAACAGAACCAGTTAATATATGATATTTTTCTGGTAAATTATCTACCGGAGTATTTTCGTCGATTAGTATGCCATCTTCTGTAATTGGCCAATTAGAAATAATATGACCAATAATAGTTTCTTCATTGTGTTCGAGATTGGTAGGCTTATGTTCTGGAGTATTCCTAGCATTCCATACTTCTAGTTTATCAAATATATCATCATTTTTATTCCATGATGACGATACTAGAATGGACTGAACATAGTATAAGTCTTCATCGCTAAACGACGCTATGCTCTTTAGATATTTAATATCCTTATTAGCTCCGTTGTATGGCAGTGCCACACTAGCATAAGAAATTGAGGCGGATGCTTGAAGAGCCGAAGCTAAACCATCTGCTTTTTCTTGTTCAAATATTTGCATAGTTTTTACCTTAGTTATTTGGCTGACTGGTTATACACCATATCATAGAAAGAAGCCTTAGCTTGTTTGATTTCATCAACTGTTAATTCTCTGTTTATATCTATCGAAATTAATTTTAACCAACTATAATAGTTATTAATTAAATTATGGTCAATAGGTTCACTTATCTGTTTAACTATTTCTGCTTCACTAATATTAGAGTATGGATTAAATTTAAACAATATATTTGTTTTTAAGTCTTCTAATTGTTTATTTTCTATATTGGATAAGCTACGAATATTCTTTTTATTAAAAAACTCTAGTAATATTGGGTTAATAATTTCGCCAATATCTTCTTGTGCTGCTGTAGCCCACAATCTTAATGAAGCACCTGTTCTTGGACTGAATGTTCTGTCTTTTCGTTTTTCACTATCTTTAGATAGTTTGGGTCTTCCTTCTCCAGCTTCTTTAGGAAGCTTGTCTGGTGATGGATTAGTTGATCCCGGCGGCATTTTAGGAGGAGTTAAGGCTTGTTTTAATTCTAGAGCATTTTTTTCTCCAGACTTTTTAGGATCTAGCTCAAGACCAACTTGACTAGGAGCAGCTATACCAAGCTGTAAAGAAATTTTACGCAAAGCGTTTTCAAATTGTGGATCATGCCATGGTCCAGATTTTGGTATCATCCTTTCAGCTGCCCTATCTCTGCTTTCACGATTAAGTCTTGATCTCTCAATGTCTGGATCAAAACCAAATCTTGTTTGCAACAACTCATCGCTAATAACATTTCTGTCAGCTAGTTGTATTAGTAATGCCTTTTCGCTATCTTCGTTACTAAGATCCATTCTATCAAATTCAATTTTAGCAGGATATTTGAAACCCATTGCTTTCTGTACAATTGCAATTTCTTGTTCCCAAAATTGTATTAAAACATCTCTGCCATATTGTAGTCTTTGAGTGAGGGTCTTTAGAGAAATGAAATTGTTTGTTGTTCCAGCAGCACCAAACGTTCCTGTTAGTGTTGGAGGAATTCCCAGGCCAGCATATACCGAATTCAAGTGAGGAATATATTTACCCTCTCCAAGAAAATTGTGAACGTTAGTATTTGATTCGACCAGTTCAATATCTGGCCCCCAAATCAAGTCCATAGTACCACCACCAACGTTATTACCTAAAATACTAGCTAGTTTAGCAGTAGCTGCTCTGGTTGGCGCTATTTTATGTTCTAGACTACCTAGTTTGAATATGCGAATATTGCTAATTGCTCCGTCGAGAGCAGCCATGTCTGCTAGTTTAAGCTTTTCAATAACAGTAATATCATCCATGATAGCATAAATCATAGGATAGGCCCATGATTGCCAATCGTCTTTCTTATAATGAAAAACTAGAGTTTTATTAGGATCAAGAGGATATGGCTTCTTAGCTTTTGCTGCTTCTATAATCTGTTCTGGTAATCCTAAAACAACAGCTTTTTCAGCTTCTGTTTTTGGACTATTAATAATTCTTCGTAATGATGGTGGTAATTGTAATTCGTAAGTCTTGTTGCTAACAAATGAAGATAATGCTCCAGCAGCAACCTCGACACAAGCAGGGTCAATAAATGTGTATTTCCAAGGAATCTCTCTTTTTTCTACAGACACTTCTGGAAGATCTGCCAATTGCATATCGGCAGAACCCAAAGCCCTATAAAGCTTATCTGCAACCTTAACGCTTATTTTTGCTGTTCTACGATCAATAACGATATTACCGCTTTTGTATATATTATTAAGAAATCTTTCGCTACGATCTTTGCCACTAATTTTTTTAAACCACTGCCTATAAAATCTTTCAATTCTTTTATTTCTGTGAACTAATCTGATGCCTTGACTAGCAAAATCACCCATCAAATCTATAACATTTTTAACCAAGCCCACACGTTGATAAACCTCATCTGCTCTGCGCAAGATGGCTTTTATTTGATTAGGAGGAGCTTCTTGTGGACGGAAAGTATAGTAATCTGATTTGGTTAAACCTGGACGACTTCCTGTTTGACCATCTAAATTAGAAAAGTCTAAGCTATATCTTCTGCCACCAGCAGCAACAGCTCTTTCTACTAAGGTAAATTCGTCTAAAGATGAAGCAGATGCTTTTAGAGCTTCCTGCTTACTGGCCAAATCATCACCCCATGTGACATACGCATCCTCTGGGATAATATTAGCGTCTTTAATAATTTCGTTTTTTGTTTTTCTGTTAGCCATATTGTTATTTTATATTGTTGTGGTTTGTAGTATGTACTTGAGTCTTGATCCAGTGTTATCGAGTGGGAGAACATAGCCCAAAAATTCTAAGTAATTTCTAATTTTATCTTCGTATAGGTCTTGTTTTTCATAACTGTCAACAGAAAACACATGATAATAAATTGGTTTGCTCTCAGACGCATTATAGTATCTATTAAATCTATTAATCAGATTTTGTGTTTGACCAATTTTTAATAAATTACATTTTTCGTCAGAAAGTAAGTATAAATAATTTCCACCAATATAGTTTTTAAGTTTTTGTCTTTCAGGAGTAGAAATACAATAGGATAAATCAGAAAATTTATTAGATATTTGATCAATCAGCATATTATTAAATTTTACGTCTGTAAAACCTAACCATTCTTTTTTATCAACGCAATCAATAAATGAGGTACTAATAAAAACATTAGAAGAGGACCATCTATCAAAAATATCATTTTTTACAGCGATATTATTTTTACATTTTTGACAATAATTTGTGCGATTATTACTTGCGTTAATATTAAATTGACGACATAATCTACAATAATTTTTGTCTTTTACTATTTTCATAAAATCTAATCGTATTACGATGCAAACGGTAATTGTATTATAGTTCTTTATACACTTTTATCTATAAATTCCCGTATAAATATCATCATTGGCGCCAGATACAAACCAATCTGGACCCTTATATAACTTTCCATCACTTTTTACGGAATTACGAGCATCTGCACCAATCACATCATAGTCTACTGGCTTAAGGGCTCTATTAATTTGACGAGCTAACATATTGGCAATTAATAAGGCACTATATCTATCTTTTCTTAATCGGCCCTTTTTTCCATGAGATAGTTTAGTTTCAGGAGTATCCCATCTGTCTCTGGCGTTGGCGTTATTACTTGTTTGTGTCATAACAATAGTTGTTAATTCATTTTTAAGCTCTTCTATCTCTAAAATACATTCACTTAAACTATCATATAAGGCGGCACTTAGGTCGGTGCTGATAATATTTTTATTTTCTTGTTCTAATGCCAAACCAAGGGTTAAGTTGTCAAATTCTGGAAATAGTAATACTTTATCCTCAAAGTCTTTTCTCATACCATGATTAGCCTGACTAGTCCATTCTGCTTTGGCAAATTGAACCAGCTCTAAAATATGCAATCCAGTTTGATCATCAGTATCTTTAGATTTGTTATCATCTATCACCGGCCATATTAGATGCTCTCCGCCATCTATTTTTAAAGGATCATGTAGTCCTTCTTCAATAGCGACACCACCACCCTGAGCATCCATACCGATTCGTATAGGAGTAAAGGTCTTCATTAAATTACGAATTTTTCTACAACAGAATCCATAAAAATCATGTTCAGTAACCAAGCCTATTTTTTGTCTTTCCTTAAAATTAGCACGATTTGTTGTCCAGCAATAGACTATACGCGAATGTGTGGGATTAACCTCTAGTATTACTATACTGAAATTGTCTTGTTCGGATGCTGGGTCAATACCATAGATATATTGCTTATTAGGATCACCGTTAATTGCTGCTGAAAATTTAATTGGCTTACTGTCTATTATGATATTGTTATTAGATACGACACAATTTTCTATCAAGCTCCTTCTAAAGAATCCTTCACTATCACTAACAAAGCAGGCAGCATATTCCATATTATAAATACCGCTATGAATAGTAGCCTTAGCTCTTGAAACCTGTTTATCATCCATAAATCCTTTGGGTATTAGCTCATATGGCATTCTAATGATACTATAGTCTTTCCAATTAAAATTACTAGGAACTTCTCCTTTAAAAATTTCTTCTAGTTTTTTAGCATCCCCCTTACTCTCTATAATCGCTTTATATCTTTTCCAATATGATGCAAAGTGCTTGAATGCGTAATCTGCTGTTCCTGATATAATGGCCTGATTGCCCATCTTAACATTGAGTGCTTCTAGCTCAGTATTCCATAATCCAGCCTCAACCATCGCTGCTTTTTTGGCTTCTTCTTTTACGTTCTGTATTGGACTAGCCGATACTGCTGCGAATCCAGAGACTACGGTTTCATAAATATCTGGAGATATAGAGGCAAATTCGTCTGCAATAATAATATGTGCTCTTAGTCCTCTGATTTTACTTCCGTCACCCATGGGAATGGCTACTGTCCAACTATCTCCTAATCTCATTGTGCATCTATCAACATCTCGACGAGGACCATCATCCCCACCGCCAAAAATACTTCTTAATATGGGACTACTACGCCATATAGTTTCCATGTATTCAAAAATGATTTTACTTTGACGAAAAGCAGCACCAACTACTACTATTTTTGTTCCTGGATAAAATGTCATTCTGACAACACAGTATAGGGCTAGCAAGAAACTTTTACCCCACCCACGACTAGCAATATACATAGGAAATGGTCTAATCCATAGTTCTTGAAGAATAGTCATCTGTATTGGATGTAATTCTATACCGAACAACAGTTTACATGTGCCTCCAATATACTTTGGGTTTCTTAGTAGTTTCATTAAATGCAAATCTGGATTTTCTATATCCAGTTCGTTTCTATGAATCATAGGATTACTATCAATCGACAGAGTCGATAGGTCTCCTAATCCGAGCCATGCATTGTCGAAAGCTACGTTTTTAGACATTATTCTGTTTAACCACTTCTAAATAGTGAATCTTTTTAAGAATCATTTCTGCAAGCTTAGCAGCGTTTGTAGCATTACCACAAAAGAACACTTTGATATTATGAGACATCTCTAGCTCTAATATATTTTTAATTAAGAAAGCTGGACTAATTTTAATCTTATCCCACATCTTTTTGGGAACAGTAGATCCTATAGGATAAACTAGAAGGTCTTCTAGATCGAATTCTAGTAATAAAAATGCGTACTTGATATTGCTCATTCTCATTATTACATCTTTGAACCTGCTTTCTACAACATTGTTAGCAAATTCACTAGCACTCTTTTTTCTTTCAACACAAATTAAGTGCTCTAATCCTTCTATGCTATAATCTCCAGTATCTAGTTTTTTATTTGCTGTAGTATAAGACTCAAAAACCCAGGGTTGTTGTTCTCTTGTGTCTACAATAATAGTAAAGTTATTATAATGAGTCATTTTTTTTATCCGCTAATATTTTTAAGAATACTGCTTCATATATATGTTCTAATCCTTGGATTAGTTTGTGATGATAATAACATAAAGTAATTCCATTATTAACATCAAATCTCAAACCAGGAAAATTAGCCCAAGTTTTAATATGATGAGCATTTAGCCTTTTACGCATAGTACATCCTAGCCATTGGCACTGATGTTTGTCTCTTTTATATACCTTGGTTCTCCACTTTTTATATTCTGGATCATCAAAATTACGCTTAAACATATGAGTTGGTTCTATATTTAGAAATATCACTATCTACCATATCTTTGACCAGATCATCAAACGACACATTAGGAGACCACCCAAGCTTATTTCTTGCCTTAGTACTATCACCTTTAAGATAATTAACCTCACAGGGTCTATAGAACTCTGGATCAATAAATATGTAATCGGACCAATTTAAATTAACATAAGAAAATGCTTTTTCACAAAATTCTCTCACAGTATATGTATCTCCAGTACTTAATACAAAATCGTCTGCTTCATCTTGTTGTAGCATTAAAAACATGCCCTTGACATAGTCTCTAGCATGTCCCCAATCTCTACTAGCCTCTAAGTTGCCCAACCCAAGTTTTGATGCAGGTGATATTGATCCGGAAACAAGTTGACCGATAAAATTAGTTATCTTACGAGTAACAAAATTTACACCTCGTCGTGGACTTTCGTGATTAAATAAAATTCCAGAACAAGTATATAGACCATAAGCCTCTCTGTATATTTGTATCATTCTATGACTTGCCATCTTGGCAACAGCGTAGGGGCTTTGTGGTAAAAACTTAGTATCTTCATTCTGATATTTATTATTACCCACTCCTACAGAATAATTAGATCCAAACATTTCACTTGTGCTAGCCTGATAAAATTTTGTACTATTAGAAAACTTCCTGATGCTCTCTAATAAATTAATAACTCCTATAGTGTCAATTTCAAATGTTGTGGTGGGCTGATTAAAACTTGTCCCAACATGGCTTTGTGCAGCTAAATTGTAAAATTCATCTGGCTTATACTTATTGATAACTGAAATACATGAGCTGGGATCGGTTAGATCAAATTCTTCTAGGTGCAGATTTGGATTAGAAATGTGTGATATTCTTTCAAGATTAGAAGAACTAGATCGTCGATATAGTCCTATAACAGCATAGTCTAAATCTAATAATAGTTCTGCAAGATATGAACCGTCTTGTCCTGTTATTCCGCTTATCAGTGCTGTTTTATTCATTGTCCACACTTTCTGGGGTTAGTAGGGGTTTATCGACAACTCCGTCTTGATAGTTATGATATCCTTGTAGCTTATACTTAACTTTTTCTGTAGCCATGCTCAGAATTTCCATTTCCTTACCTTCTCGTTCTCTCACTTCTTCATCTTCTAACATTCTAATTAAACCGACCCAGCTACTTTTCCCGTCTTCAATTCTTTTAATTCTCTGCTCTCGGGTCGCCTTTAGATCTTTACTAATTTTCTGTTGTTCATTTAATAGCTTTGTATACTCATTGGTATAATTGGCAATGCTATTGCGAGCAAAGCTCAGTTGGGTTTCCAGATTTGCAAGTTTCGGAATGTCTCTTTCTGTTTCTGTCTTTTCATATTCTTTGTCTACTTGTTTCTGAAGTTTTTCTGTTTCAGCGATGTGTCTCTTACGCTCCTTCATGCTTCTGTTAATCAGAATATCTATGGTGATGAATTGTTTAATTTGTAGTTCTTCTGCTGGTAAAACGTCTTCTCTAAACTGTTTTATTAAACCTACCCACGTATCTTCAAAGTATTCAAGCTCTCCAGTGTCAACATCAAACTGTCTCTGTATTTCTCTCCAAAAAGTTTTCGTGTGAAGCTTGTGTTTTAATATTTCTGCATCATTATCTGACTCAACAATAGATAGTTGATTCTCAGAAACATATCTTTGTACGGGAGAGACAGTACGATTGAGGTTATCAGCTATCTGCTGTAAGCTTAATGTTTTGTAGTTCTCTCTGATATATTTTTCTTCGTCGAGGCTTAATTGTCCTCGTTTTCTTGGAATGTTGTTGGCTTCCAATTGTTTGTCTCCATTAAAGTAAAAATATGTTGTTGTAATTTTTTAAGTTCTAACTTAGAAATTTTGGCCCCATGTTTAAGTTTCAGATAGCTTTCACGAAACTCGCTTTGAACATGCATATCTAAAAATTTGATTAATTCTTGATTCTGTACGTTAAGATCAAAATCTGTTGGCTGTACAGACTGATGTAATGAGGTTTCTATATAGGATGGTTGTATAATATTTTTCTTAACTTCGTTACGTTTTGCCCAGGCGGCATATAAATCACAATCATGCTTATTGTTATACTTTTCACATTGACTCAATGATACTTTGCATGTTTTGTCAAAGAAAGGACAAGAATGACAGGGTTTGTCTGGTCGCTGATAGTTATTTCTCTTATAGTTAAATAGTCTATTGCGAACATGGGTCCATAGAAAATTCTCTAATGGTCTTTTATTATCATAGTTTTCCAAGCCTTCAAGAGCGAAGATTGCGGCTTGTTGTTTCATGTCCTCTACACTATGATATGCAAATCTAAACTTATTAGCTAATCTTTTGCTAATATTTTCTAATGCTTGTAAAAACTCTTCTGTTTTAACACCATTAGGCAAATCACTCTGAGGTTTTGTCTTGATTGGTTTCTGTTGTTTTTTCATCTAGTAGTTGCGCTATAGTTTTTGCGGGCAAAGACTCTAGATCTGAGGATACGTCCTCTATGGTGCCTGATGCCCTGACGTGCAATACAGAGTCGATAATATTATTCGTTTTGATATTTATTTTGTTCATTTTTTGTTGCCTCAAACTTGCCAACTCTTACTATAATATGTTCGTTGGACAAATTGTCAATTTATTAAACAAGATTTTTAAGGAGTTATTATGGCCAACTATAAAAAGTGGACATCTGCTGAACTGGACTACATTCAAAATAACCACACTAGTTTGTGTGACGAATTTCTGGCCGGATCTCTTAGTAAGATGACCGGAGAGAATATTACTACTGCTATGGTGCGAAGACAGCGAAGAAAGCTTGCTCTAAAGAAGAGTAGAGGTCGTCCTCGTAAAATTGCTAAGGTAGCTGATGGTGCTGTTCCGTCAGTTAATTGATCTATTTAAAAATAGTTAACAACCAGATAGAAGCTACCGGTTATTTAGGCTGGTAGCTTTTATTTTTGGAATATAAATTGTTTAAGTTGTATCGTAATACTATAATTCTTATTTTATCATGTAAAGGAAGCATCTTATGATGATTAAAAGCGCCCTGGTTCTTTTGGCTCTAGTGTTCTGTTCAGTTTCTTATGGTCAAGATGTAATATATCAAACTGTTCCCGTTCAATCCACCGTATACTATCAAGCTCCAAATGTTTCTTTTGTTCCAGTATTGGTGCAGAAAGAGGTGTTGGTCAATACTTGGGAATTTCGGCCAATAGTCATACCTAATTTTACGATTTATCAATACCAGCATATTGCTCCTGTATATTATCATAGACCTTGTTGGTTTCGTAATAGCGGACCATATTATATTACTAGTCCAGTTGTAAGTCCTTATAGGTATTAATAAATATAGAAGGATATAATAAGATTATGAAGATATTATTAACTGGTGGTGGTGGATTTTTAGGCCGATTTGTTTATCAGGAACTACTGAATAGGAATTACGGCCAAACCGATATATTTATACCACGAAAGAAAGACTATGATCTAACTGATTATAGCACTGTTAAAAAACTATTTGAAGAGCATAAGCCCGATACTGTGATTCATATGGCAGCAGAGGTTGGAGGTATCGGGGCGAATATGGCTAATCCTGGAAGATTCTTTTATAGTAATATGGTTATGGGATCTAATCTTATTGAGATGAGCAGGCTGTACGGGGTTAGCCAGTTTGTTCAAATTGGTACAGTATGTTCTTATCCAAAGTTTTGTGATGCTCCTTTTATGGAAGAGGATATTTGGGATGGATATCCTGAAGAAACTAATGCTCCTTATGGGATTGCTAAAAAGGCCTTATTTGTGATGTTGGAGGCTTATAAAAAACAGTATGGATTAAATAGTTGCGTAATAGTACCAACTAATCTTTATGGACCTTTTGATAACTTTGATCCAGCTTCTTCTCATGTTATTCCTGCATTAATTAGAAAATTCATAATTGCTAAAAAGCGTAATTTCCCAAATGTTTCTTGTTGGGGAGATGGATCAGCAACTAGAGAGTTCTTGTACGTTGAAGATGCAGCACGAGCAGTTGTTGACGGAATGGAAAAGGTTAAGGATCCCGGTCCTATTAATGTGGGATCTGGCAAAGAAATTAGTATTCTATTATTAGTTGACAAAATTAAAGAATTGGTTAATTATAGCGGAGATATTCTTTGGGATAGCTCTAAACCAAATGGACAGCCTAGACGAGTTTTGAATATTGCCAAAGCTAAGCAGCTATTAGACTGGGAGCCAAAGCAAGAGTTTATATCAGGATTAAAAAAAACCATAGAATGGTACTTAAAAACTAAATCATGTGCGGAATTGTAGCATACGTCGGAAAGAACAATTGTTCAAATGATATATTAGACAAACTATCGTCTCTAGAATATAGAGGATATGATAGTGCTGGGGTGTGTTATGTATGTGGCCCAGAATTTAAAGTTTATAAGTCTGTGGGACCGGTAGAGTCTTTAAAAAAACAGGCTGGTTCGTCCTTACTGAGATCGTACTGTGCTGTTGCTCATACTCGCTGGGCAACTCATGGAAAACCATCACTAAACAACTGTCATCCTCATGTTACTAGTGATCAGAGATTAGTATTAGTTCATAACGGAATTATTGAAAACTATAAAGAACTCAAGGCTGAATTAAGTCCGAAGTATACTTTCTCATCAGATACTGACAGTGAAGTTCTATTATATTTGATATATGATATTATGATCTCTAATAATCTGTCGTTATTTGAAGCAACTAAACTAGCCTTAGAGCAAGTTATGGGGGCTTATGCTATTGTTGTAATCGATAGGTATAGTACAGATACTCTGGTTTGTGCTAGGAAAGGAAGCTCTTTGATAGTAGGAATAGGAGATGGCGAATACTATGTATCCTCTGATAAAATGGGTATTGATCAGAAGATTACTAATATAGTATATCTTAAAGACAATAGCGTCTGTAAAATTAATGATCAAATTGTCACCTATGATATGACATGCGGAATCGAAGTAGACTGTGAAATAGAAAAAGTACTAGATCATAGAATGCCTTCTGATAAAGGGGATTATGAGTCGTACATGCTCAAAGAGATTTATGAACAGTCAGAAACAATAACTCAATGTATTACTGGGCGTATCTCTAAAGATAAAATTAAACTTGGTGGATTATTAGGATATGAAAAAGTATTGTCTTCAGCAAAACATATTACTATTGTTGCTTGTGGATCAAGCTGGAATGCTGGATTATTAGGCAAATACTATATTGAAGAATTAAACGATATTAAAGTTAGTGTTGAATATGCTAGCGAATTTAGATATCGATTAACAGCAATTAGTCCTGGAGATATTGTTATTGGAATTAGTCAGAGCGGAGAAACCGCAGATACTATTGCTGCTTTAGAAAAAGCAAAAGCTCAAGGAGCAACTGTCATTGGAATATGCAATGTTCCTAATTCAACCATGGCAAGAATGACTAACTGTGGCATATTTTTAAGGTCAGGAGTAGAAATTGGTGTTGCTAGTACCAAGACTTTTTTAAATCAAGTTTTGGTGCTTCTATTATTATCTTTATGGATTAATCAAAATCAAGAAAAATACAATATTGAGATTAGAAGAAATATAATTAATGAAATACTAAATCTTCCAAACTTAATTAAACAAACACTAGACTCTTCAGAAGAGATATGGAGTATTGCTGAGGAGTACTGTGATATTAAGAATTGTTTATTTCTTGGAAGAGGATACAATTTCCCTATAGCACTAGAGGGTGCTTTGAAGCTTAAAGAGATTAGTTACATTCATGCTGAAGGATATGCTGCTGCTGAAATGAAACATGGTCCTTTAGCTTTGGTTGATAGAGACACTCCAACAATTGTTATATCTAATAATATGGATCAGTATCAAAAATTACAAAACAATATTCAAGAAATAAAAGCAAGAGATGGTCAAGTAATTACTATAAGCAATCAACAACAAGATATTGCTGGAGATCATAATATTTATGTTCCTTCATGTATTGATCATGTGTGTCCACTAGTTTCCGTAGTTCCTCTGCAGTTGTTTTCTTATTATAGCGCAAAGCTAAGGGGCTGTAATATTGATAGACCAAGAAACTTAGCAAAAAGCGTTACTGTAGAATGAAAATATCAATATGCTCTCAAATAAAAAATAGACTGTATCAGTTTAGTAAGACTTTTTTAAAAAATATGGAGACTCTTGGACAATACCAAGATATTGAATGGATAATTGTGGACTGTGGATCAACAGATAACTTATCTGAATATATCGCGGAATATTTGGAAAAATATAGTTTTGTTAAATACTATCAAGCTCTTGATTTTAAGTATTCTATTCCAATAGCTAAAAATTTTGCTGTGCGATTTTCCTCTGGAGATTATGTTTTTAATTTAGATTGTGATAATTATTTAGATAATATAGTTGATGAAATAAGATCTTCTGATCAAGGAGTTCATTGTCATGAATATCTTAAAGGAACTCATGGAAGAATAGGAATGAGCAAAGAAATCTTTGTTAAGATAGGAGGATATGATGAAAACTTTTTTCCTGCCGGAGTTCATGATAATGATATTATTTTACGAGCAAACTATCTAGACTATAAATTTAAAAGTATTCCTAGTATTACTCCTCCGGTATCTAATAGTAAAAAAGATACTATTAAAGATTTTGGAGAGGGTATGGATTGGGAAACAATGGTAAAATATAATGAAATTATTATGAAATATAATGAAAAGAAAAAACTGTTAAATCCTAATAATAATATTTTTACTCCTTGTTCTTTTATCTATAATCTGAAGGATACTGTAGAGAAGACTAATGAATTCTGAAAAACTATTAGATAGTTATGTTGAGATGGCAGACACCTTGTTATATCAAGACGATGCTACTTTAAGATACTATCAAGAGCTTTTGGAAAAGAATATAGTAAATTGGGCACTTGAACATAGTAATGTTTATAAGACTTTATATCGGCCAGACAGAATATTTATCAAGGATGATCTACTTAATAAAGAAAACTGGTATGTTCCACAGCTAAAAGAGAATAGTGGGATACGTAGCACTAGCGGAAGTACTACAGGAGATCCTTTTTCATACTCTATATATAATAGATATGCTAGATTTTTAATAGATGATCAACATTGGAGTTTGATACTCAAGGAGTTTGGATTATATCAACATCATATTAAAATAGCAATAATGTATTATTTTAAAGACACATTGTCTGTTTTCTCAGATAGTGAATTTGTCAGATCGGACCACTCTGTTTCAAATCAGTTTCAGTATAATCATGGTAGTAAGGATTGTTCGGTAGATTATATTAACTTTCAAAATTTTGGTAGTACTGATTGGTATGAAAAATTGTTCGATTATTTAAGCGGTACTGAAATTGATATTATAATTAGTACGGGACCTATAATTAACCAGCTATGTAATGAGATCAGAAAAAGAAAGTATTCTAAAAAATTATGTTATTTATTGAGTCATAGTAATGAATTTCCATTACAAAGAGATTTTGAATTTTTGAAAATTAACAAGCTTATAGATTATCACTGTGATCATATGAGATGTTGGGATGGTGGGGCCAGTTTCTTTACTTGTAAGTTTGGAACTTATCATTTATTAGATAATATTACGCTTCATAAAAGTATAGATTCTAAATTAGTAACTACGGATTATTTTTCACTAGCTGCGCCTTTTGTAAATTATTGGAACGGAGATGTTTGTGAGATTCAAGACCAATACTTGCGATGTCAATGTGGAAGATTGTATCGGCCATTCAAGATGCTGGAAAATCGGCCCTTTGCTCTTAAAGGAACTACCAAGTTAACGCAAATAAAAGAAGAAATTAACAAATTAGATTTTAAGAATAACTTGGTTCAAGTTCAGTTTGAGAATTTGAATGTAAGAATTTCTAGTGATAGGGAGTTGGAAAAGAACGAAAAAACACAACTTAAAAAGATATTGAAGGAATATCAAATAACTTTTTGCTAGTCTCCCCCGTTTGGGGTGTATAGTCTATAATTACTACTAGTTGTAAGGGAAATTGTTATATGGTATATGATAATAATGATGGGACAGTTTATAGTGTTTTGACTGGGAAGCCTGGGCAGTGCGGAACTTTTTCTGTACAGTGTATAAGTGATGGATATGGCGGTTACGAATGGGACTTCGGAAATGCCGTTCATAATTACGCGGGTTGCTCTGGTTGTTGTACAGCAGCTCCTTGCAATCAATTCACCGGTGGTTATTACGTTAACGGCACCGGCACACCAGAGGGATTTACTTCTTATTGCGGAACTTGCGATGCGTCTAAAGTTGGACAATTCTGTAACGATACTATTCTTTGTAACGCACCATCTTGAGAGATTAAAATCTATCCACGATATAATCTTGCCAATACCTCAATGGTCTCTATTATAAACTAAAGGAGACTAAATATGATCAATAAAAACAATGTGGCCGATATTCTTCCTATTCTGATTAAGGACGAAGAAACTTTTAACCGTCTTAAGAACGATTTTCCTTCCATTCTGGCGGATCTTGTGACTTTTAAGGATAATCCTAATTGTTCTTGTCGAGGAAGAGTTTTTAAATTCTTCTCTGAACATCTAGAAGCTAATCCAAATATTTT